CCCCAAGCCGGCGACGCGCCGCCGTTCACCCGCCCCCACCGCTCCTGACTGACCATGGCCCTCAACCAGCGCAACTTCGAGGCGCTGCAGCACTTCGCTGCTTACGCCCCCGCCACCGTGACCGCCACGGGCGCGGCCACCAGTGTTGACCTCCTCGGCTACGACGGCGACGTGGTTTTCGTCATGCAAGCCACCGCCGCTGGCGCCTCTGCCGGCTTCAAGGTCCGCCTTGAGCACAGCGACGAGAGCGCCAACAACTTCACCGCCATCACCGGCGGCGCCTTCGACGACATCGGCAACGCTGCCTACCTCGGCAAAGCGACCATCTCCAAGGACGACGTGAAGCGCTACGTCCGCGTCAACGTCTACGAAAAAGTGGGCACCGCCAGCTCCGTGATCTCCGTGGTCGGCCTCGGCGTCAAGAAGTACCAGTAAGCTGCGTCGCTTCCGTCCTCAGCCGCTAAGCCTCCTCTTTTGCGAGGCCTAGCGGCTTTTTCATTCCTACCGCCATGCTCACTGACGACCCCTCCATCTACCTAGCCGACTTCGGCGTGGATGTCGTCGCCGGTTCCACCACCGGCCAGGGCATCCTCGACATGCCCAGCGAGTTGATCCTCGACGGCCAGGTAATCAGTACCGATTACACCCTTACTTGTGAAGCGTCTAAGTTTGGTGGTTTACTGTACGGAGCACAACTAAGCGTAAATGGTGTTCCATACACCGTAAGAACCACCACTCTACTTACCGATGGTGCGTGGGTACAAATCTGCCTACAGCGCGATCTCGAAACGCCACACACCACTTCTCTTACGTCTATCGACGCTAATGGTGCCGCTGGCACAATCACCAATCTTGGCCTAGTTCAGCTCGACCCAGACATCGACGGGGGTAGCGCTCCTACCACCTACATTGATGGAAACACAGTCGATGGTGGAGCGGCATGAGTAGCATCGCCCGAGTGCGGCCACGCGGCGATACCGCCGCCAATTGGGCCTCTACCAACCCCGTCCTCGCCTTACGCGAACTAGCTATCGAGACTGATACCCGTCGCATCAAGGTTGGCGATGGCACCACCACCTGGAACGCCCTCCCCTACTACCTAAGCGGCGCCGACGTTCGCGGCCAAGCCAGTCGCATGACCTCCGGCACTATCGCCATCGCCACCGCTGGCGCCTACGTCTCGACCGGCCTCACCGCCACCTTTGACAGCACCACCGCCAGCGGTATGACGCTTGGCACCACTGACCTCTTTGCCCTCAAGAACACCAGTGGCGCTACCAAGCTGCTGCGCTTCTACGCCAGCATCGACGCCACTGCTGGTAACAACCACGTCCTCGGCATCAAACTTGCCAAAAACGGCACCCTCATCGACGCCTCCGAGTGTCGCGCCTACTCCGCCAGCGGAAACGCCATTGCCAAACTGGCCACCAGCTGGATGATCTCTGTAGCCGCCAACGAGGAAGTCAGCGTCCGCATCGCCAACATCAGCGACACCACTACCATCGACTTCCAACGCGGTCGAATCGTGGCCACCGAAGTCAGGAGCTAAGTGTCGTGACTACCAAGCGTGAGCAGATCCTAAGCGCATTGCACACTGCGCTTGCTGGTACTACTGGCGTGGATACACGCATCTACCGCAGCCGTGTCGAACCTCTTACCCGCGCCGAATCCCCTGCACTCGTCATCGAGCCCGATACCGACACACCTACCCAGAACACATCCCTCCCCACTCTCGACCATTCCCTCAACGTCCGCATCGTCATCATCATCCGAGCCACAGTTCCCGATCAAGCCGCCGATCCCATCATCGAATCGCTCCATGCCAAACTCATGGCCGACCTGAGCCTGGGCGGTCTGACCATCGACATCCAACCAGGCCCCACCAAGTTCACCTTGGAGGCAGCCGATACCCCTGTAGGCGTCATCTACTGCACCTACCGCGTCCTTTACCGCACCTCCGTAAGTAGCTTGGCGGCCTAAGTTGCGGTGGTGCGCTGCTATTCGTCCTAGTTAGTGACTTAGCAGTACCGCGAAGCAGTACAACCCTCACCGCCTACCATACACTTACCTGCCAAAGGCTTATGCCGCGCTCTACGGCACCCACGTCTGCAGACGATTCAACATTTTCTGCTGACGACGAATCGCTTGATTCTCCCGTGCTCACCGACACCACACCTAGCGTCTCTGCTAAGCGTGAGGCTAAGGATGTTGCAACCACGCCTCTTACACTTGAAGAGGACTACAGCGGCCAAGGTGGCACCTACATCTTGGACTCGGCTACAGGCATCCGCACCCTTGTCGAGCGGACGCTGCCCCATTCCCCTCAGCGGTGATTCACGATGCCCCTCCTTACACGCAAACGCCTGATTCTGGCGAAAACGGAATCCACCTACGGGACGGACAGCACCCCCGGCGGTGCCGACGCCATCCTGGTGCGCAACCTGGAAATCACTCCGATGCAGAGTGATGTGGTGGGCCGTGATCTGGTTCGCCCCTACCTGGGCGCATCTGAGCAGCTTCTGGCCAACACTCGCGTTCAATGCACGTTCAGCGTTGAGATGGCAGGTTCCGGCACCGCCGGCACCGCTCCGCGCTACGACTCCGTGCTGAAAGCGTGCGGCCTGGCTGCGACCACGATTACCCCCGCCGTAACTGGCACCGCCACCGCAGGCGCCAGCAACAGCATCACCCTTGCTGCTGGGGCCAGCGCCACCAACGACTTCTACAAAGGTCAGATCATTCGCATCACTGCCGGCTCCGGCGCCGGCACGATCGCACTGATCACCGCCTACGTCGGCTCGACCAAAGTTGCCACGGTTCGCCCCCTTAGCGGCGCGGTCACGTTCAGCAACACCAGCGTCTACAGCATCGACGCTCAGGTGGTCTACACCCCAGTAAGCAGCTCGTTTGGCTCGGCCACCATCTACTACAACATTGATGGTGTGCTTCACAAGCTGACCGGTTGCCGGGGTACCTTCACCCTCAACCCCCAAGTTGGTCAGATCCCGTCCATCGACTTCACGATGACCGGCATCTACAACGCCCCCACCGACACCGCTGCCCCAACCGTCACCTACGCGGACCAAGCCACCCCGCAAATCTTCAAGGCAGGCAACAGCGGCGCTTTCACCCTGCTGGGCTACAGCGGTTGCCTCCAGTCCGTCTCGATGGACCTTGGCGTCACCACCGTCTACCGCGAACTGGTGAACTGCACTAAGCAGGTGCTGATCACCGACCGTGCTACCACCGGTACCGTCGTCATCGAAGCTCCGACCATCGCTGAGAAGGACTATTTCACCGCCGCCCTCACGGACGGCACCCTTGGTGAGTTGTCCTTCATCCACGGCAACACTGGCGGCAACATTGTCGCTCTGCAATCCAGCCGCCTCGACATCGGCGACCCGTCCTACTCCGACCAGGACGGCATCCACATGCTGTCCCTGCCCGCCACCTTCGTCCCCTCGACCGCTGGTAACGACGAGTTCCGCCTCGTCTTCGCCTAAGCCGCGCTGCAGCCACGCAGCGCTGCAGCCACGCAACTTAGCCACGTAGTTACGCAGCCCCTTAGAGCTGCTTGCCTACGTGGCTTTTTCATGCCTACACTGAACTTACCCACATTTCAACGCAACCCCTTATGGCGTTTGTTCGCAAGAAGGTCAGCACCTTCAAGTGGCCTGTCACTGTTCAAGAGCCTGCCGATGGTGGTGCTTTCGATCCCAGCACGTTTGAGGCCACCTTCAAACGCATGGGCCGTAAGGAGTTCACCAAGCTCAGCACCAAGGGCGATCTGCCGCTGCTGAAAGCACTCGTCCTCGACTGGTCCGGCATCAAGGAAGAAGACGGCACCGAAATCCCCTTCTCCACCGAGACCCTCACCGAGTTTGTTGACGACCCTTACTGGGTGCGCGGGGTCCTGTCTGCCTACACCGACACCTTTGAGGGAGCCCGCGAGGGAAACTGAGAGGCGCCGCTGAGTTCTGGGCCGGCGGTAAGCAGGTCGAAGACAAGACCGTAGATGACGCGGCTGCCTTCGGCCTCGACCCCGCCTTACTTTCCTCGTCGGCCTCCTCCCCCTCCGATTCCGCTACTACCTACGAGGTCTGGGACGAAAACTGGGACACGGTGCTTATGTTCTTGCGTATGCAAACGCAGTGGAACACCACCATGGCGGGCTACCTCGGCCTCAAGTACGAGATCCTGCTTATGCCTGGCGGTTTCTTCGATCTATACTGCGTTGAGGACCGCGTTGCCATGCTTGAGGATCTCCGACTCATGGAAGGCGCCGCGCTGAGCACGCTCAACAAGAAGGAGGAGGACTAGGTGGCCCAGACTGTTGAGGATATTGTCTTACGCCTTGGTATCAAGGGCTTCGACAGTCTCGACAGTGTTCGCGGTGCTTTTCGGCAGCTTAGTCGCGTTACTCAAGCCTCCGAGCGTGACATTACACTCGCCCGCGAGGCTATTCTTAATTACGCCGATGCAGGTAAAGTTACTACTCGTATAATTGATGCACAAATTGCTGGCCTTAAATCCCTACAAGGCCAGGCTGTAATAAACAGTCGTACCTACACGCAACTAGGTGCCGACATTAGCACGCTTAAAGCCCGGTTTACCGAAGCCACGCAAGAAGTGGCTCGTCAAACAACAGTCCTCGACCGCCAGGGCAGTCGCGTATTCGGCAGCAGCGTCGCCTCGGTCAAGCGCTACACCGAATCCCTCCGCTCCACTCGCACAGAACTGGCTGCCACATCCCGCAGCATCAACGCCACCACGGCTGACGTTGACCGGCTCAACACCAGCCTCAAAGCCGTAGACAACTTCAAGCTCGACATCAACGTCGATACCACCCAAGTAACGCAAGCACGCGGCAAAGTCGCCTCCGCCTTCGCTTTCTTTAAGCGTATGACCGAACAGGCGGGTACGCCTGTCGGAGCCACGGGGCGGATATTTGAAGGTATTACTGCTGGTGTTCTTGCGGGACAGGCTACTGGCATCGGTACGGCCGCGTTCGGCGGCGGCGCATCTGCTCTTGCCGGCCTTAGCGGACGGGTGGCCGAGCTGCAGACTGGACTTAACAAACTCAGTGGTCTATTTGGCGGCGACCTGGGGAATAAGGTACTTGGTGGTCTATCTAAGAATCTTGCCGAAAGTTCTGCGCAGTTCGCTAATTTTCAGAACCGTATAGAGTCACTTAGCGAGATTGCTAATAGCTTTACCTCAGCGCTTAGCGGTATAAGCCCCACCGCTGCTGTAGCCACAGGATCCGTAATCACGGCCATGGCGTTTATGCGTCAACGCGTAGGCAACGAGCTGGACGCTGTACGTGCCGACATCGACGCATCGTTTACCGCAATCACAGACGACATACAAAAGCTAATCGTCGAACTTTCCCGCCTAGGCGACTACATCGGTCGCATGTCGATGGCGGAAATCGGGCAGCAGCTGAACCGCGCCCGCGAAGCCTTTGCAAGTGTTCCGGCAGGTAGCCCTCGCAGCCGTAGCTTTGCCTCTCAGATCGCCGGCCTGGAATCCGTGCAGCGCGGTGAGGCCCGCGCTCAGGCCACTGTCCTTGAAGAATACCGCGATCGTGTGCGCGGCTCCTCCGTAACCGTCGAGGGGCTCAACGAGCGTCTGCAGTACCTCCAACAGCGCATGGCCGGCGTCAACCGTGCCACCGCCGAGGGTACCGAGGAGTTCCGCAGTCTGGCCGCCGAGGCCACACGCCTCCAGACCCGCATCACCGAGCTGGGCCGTATGCCCACCAACTACGCGGTCTTCGCCATCCGGCAACGCATGGCAGCGCAGCGCGAAACCTTAGCGCAAAGTGGCTTCGGTGCCTTCTCCAGCGAAGTTCGCCAACGCTACGAAGGTATCGGTGGTGTGACTGGCGAGCGCCAGGCCGCCGCTGTGCGCGAAGTTCAGGAAGCCTTCGGCAAGTGGGAAGAAGCCTACGACCAGATGTTGCAAGTGGTCCGCGACCACGAAACTGCTAAACGTGCCATCGAAGAGCAGGCTAATCGCGAACATCAAGCTCGCCTAGATCACAACGCTGTAGTTGAGCTGGCTAAGAAGAAAGCCGCAAACGATGCACTCTTAGCGCAGTTTGACGCAAGCCTAAAGCAACGCGATCTTGTTGCCCGCCGCCACAGCCTTATGGCCGAGGCGCTTGGCGTAGACGGTGGGCGTGAGCTGTCACCTCTTTACGAACGGGTTGTGGGGCTGTCCTCCTCCAGCCTACGCCGCCAACAAGCCTTCATGGGCAAATCGCCCGCCGAGGTCTACAACGACATTGTTGCCTCGTTCGAGACGGGCTCCCGCACCAATCTGCTTGACAATCGCAGTCAGCAGGTTGGCGAAGGTATAGCTCAGGGCATCGTCAAGGGCGCCACAGACAGTGATACACTTAAGAAAGGAAGTAAGTCGCTTGTTGATAAGTACCTTGACTTTATCTTCGGTGATTGGGATATTCATAGTCCTTCGGGCGTAAGTAGGCGTGAGGTCGGTGAACCTATTGGGCAAGGCATCGTCAAGGGAACCGTAGATGCCATCAAGGCTGGCCGTAAGCAGATCCAAGCTGCCATTCAGTTTGCGCTGGGTAGTCCTGCCAAGGCTCCGCTGCCTGGCGGCCTAGGTGGTCCGGTATCAGACGTAGCGGACAAGCTGCAGAACTTCCTTATTCGTTCGAGTGCCCGCCCCTCTGCCACTCTGCCCTTTGCCCGTCTTCTCGGCGAGGGCGTTACCAACTCAGCGGCACTACCCCTCGCCACCTACCGGCGTGCTTACGAGCGTGGTGGCATTGTTCCTCCAACGTTCCTACCTGTAGAGCAGCGTCGCGGGTTGCGCGGCACCGCCGGGATCCCCGGCGCAGGCTTGGAGGAGGTGATTCGCGCCGAAGCCATGCGAGCCGTAGGCCGCACCGGTGCGTTCGTTGGTCCCTTGGCTTCCGCCCTTCGTCGTGAGGTGCTGCAGCCCGTCACGCGGCTTAGCGGCGCCGTGCCTGGCATTTCGCGCCCGTCCAGCGGCGCCACCGCGCTTCCTGTATTCGGAACGCAAGCGCCTGCGCTGCGCCAAGCTCCAGGCATTTTCGCCCCCTATGACCTTGGCAGGTTCCAGACAGATGGACCGCTTACCCGAGGCGGGCAAACCTTTGGTCGTGCAGCCGCCTCGTCTTCTCTGCGCGAGGCGCTCATCAAGTACCGAGCCGCCACCGACAACTTCTGGAACGGCGAGACCGGAACCTACGAAACGCTGCGGCGCATCATCAGCGCTTCGGCTCAGGTCGGCGCCAGCAAGCTCGCCCGGAACCTAAGCGAGTCGCGTTCCCGTAGTGCCGCCCTAAGCAGCGCTGCAAGCACCCTTATTGATCGTGTGACCAGCCCGCTCGTCACACTGCGCACCAGCATCCAGACCACCGCGCAGCAGGCCGGCACCAAACTGCGCAGCCTCGACATCGAAGCAGTCAAGAGCGTAGTCCCCACGGCTAAACAGCTTGTTGACCAGACCTTGGCACCTATCAAGACGCTGCGCACCAGCCTGAGTACCGCTCTGCAGCAAAGCACCACCAACCTCAGGGAGCTTGGCAGCCTGGGCCTTAGTGGCCTGTCCTTTGGGATGCGTGGCCGTGGTGGTACACCTCCCGCAGGCGGCGGCGGCAACTTGCCGCCCACGCCGCCTAGTGGTCCTGGCGACAGTGGTGCCGATCGCGGCATGGACCGCTTGAACACTCGCCTGCGTGAGTTCGGCCCGCTTAGCCGGCGGTCGATCAGCGACCTGCAGGATCTGCGCTCGGTGCTTGACGAGCTACAGGCCTCGCTTTCCCCCCTCGATTCCGACTACGCCGCGCTCAATCGCCAGATCGACAAGCAGACGGCTGCAATCGACAGGCAATTGGAACGCCC